CCGCCAAAGCGACCTGGGCCTTGAACGCCGCCGTGTGGACTTTCCGCTTACGCGCCATTCGTCCCCTCCTCCGGGCCACCAGTGTAGCTTAACTGATGGTCCGAATTCCGGGGTCCACTATAGTGACCGTCCCGTGTCCGTCGGTATCGCCCGAACTAGCGGAGATCAGAGTCTTCACTTTCGCCCACTGACCGCTAGCACCACCACCGATAGGGTAGCGACGGCGTGTCTCCGGGTTTGATCGCGAGAGCCGCGATACATACCGGATGTTCTCGGTAATCTTCTGTTCTGATCGCTTGTCGAACGGCACGAGCTTCCTTCCCGATCAATCGAAGATTTCCGAGGTGAAGCCGAACACCGATGTCATGTCGGTCTCAGGGTAGAACTTGAAAGGAAGCTGGACGATCGAAGAGGAGTCGACTGGGGGAGGGATCGCCAGCCCCTCTTCATCGAGGGGCACGGGAGATGTGGCCGCAACACCCCCGAGCATGATCGGTTGAACCTGACCGTCAACGAGCTCGCGCAAGCCCACATTCGCAATCGGTCGGTTCCAACCTCGCCGGTCGATCATGAACTGGAAATTGTGGGGGTAAAACTTCGTCCCGTTGGCGTAGTCGCTATGGAACCCGACAGGGAGAGCCCGCACCGTACCCGGCTCGAACCCACAGAAGGTGTCTAGATTGATCGCGTCTTGATAGTCGAAGATCAGACTCCGATCTAGTTCGGCTCGATTCTGCTGAATTCGGAGAATCCCGATATTGTAGCTGCGCATCACAGAGGGATCGAAAGGGTCACCAGCCTTGTTCACGACTGGGTTCCCTTCGAGGTCGACGTCAATGACCACGTCTTCAGGCTGCCACTCCAGGGAGACCCGGGGCTTGTTGTCGAGCGGATTGATTTGGTTGTAATCGGGGTCCCACTGGCTGTAGGTCGCCGTGACATTCCAAATCGTCTCCGATTCGCACGAGCATTCAATCGAGCTACAAAAGGAGAAGTTGTCGAACTCCAGGCCCGTGTCGTAGACGTCTCCCAGGTTCACGCCGACGGCTGACCTAACCGCGACATCACCCACCACCGTGTCTGTCTTGACCTTCCAGACTCGCGTGTGGTGCGACTCGAAGCCGTTCCCAAGGGAAACGCCACCAGACCGGCCGACCTGAAGTTCGTGGATTTCCATGACTTTATACCTGAAGTAGCTTGACTTGTTCGGCCGGCTTCGATCGGGTCATAGCCGCTGCGATGGTCTTCAGATAGGTGTTCGCGTCAGCCGTGTTCTTCGCAACCGAGTCGATCCCACGGTCCTTCTGTCCCGCACCGTTGTAAGCAAGGATCGCTGACCGGACGTCTTTGGAGCCGACGTCGAGGGCAGCCGCGAACTTCGTCTCACCAACGACACCCTGACCCGCCTCTTTGACTCCCTTCGCGAACTCGTTCTGGGAGATGAGGCCCGCCGCTTTGAGCTTCTTGAGCTCGGCGACCGACTTCGCGAACTTCGAGAAGGGGTCGGCTTCCGCCAGCTTCTCTTTGAAGCTCTTGGCGGCATCCTGGAGTTTCTTGAAGTCCTCTTTCCCCTTCAGCTGCGATTGGAGACCTTCGAGTTCCTTCACCTGATCAGGACTCGCGCCGAGTTTCTTGAACTCGGCGATCTTCTTCTGGGCTTCCGTCAGGCCGAAGGTGTCGATCTGCTTCTGAAGGTCTTCTTTCAGGGACGTGAAGGGGGTCACCAGGTTCTTGATGTCGCCCTGAGAGTTCCGAGCCTCTTCCGCCGTCTTGTTGATCGCCTTGGCTGCCTCAGCCGCCGAAGCCTTCATCTTGTCGAAATAGGAGACGATCCGATTGGAAGGAGGTTCGTCGAAGGCTTTCTTCGCGTCGGCCCACTGCTGACCCGCCAGGTTGTGGAGGTCTTTGGACATCGCGTCGAGGGTCCCGGTGAACTTCACGCTCATCCCGGGGATGAGATTGATGACCGACTCCAGCCCCTTCCCGATGAACCTGAGGCCGTCGATGAAAAGGGCCGAGCCGCGCGTGAGGACGGACTGAGCCGAGAGCCAACCCACCTTCAGCCCATTGACGCCGTCAGCGACGAACCCGAGCCCGAGCCCGACCATGTCGAGCGAAGAACTCACGATCTTCCCGACGTCGAGGGAGCTGGTCGCCCAGTCGAGGAACTTCGTCGACAGGTCGGTGATGATCGGGGCGAAGCCGACCGCGATCTTCGAGCCGATCCCGCTGAAGACACCCCAGATCTGATCGACACTCTTGACTGCGTCACCCGCCATCTTCGCATCGGCGTCGGACCACGACTGGCCGAGTTTCTCCGCATCCTTCCCGAACTTCTCCAGGACGGCAGGGGACGACTTCAGGGTGTTCAGGAGCTTGATCCCGTCTTCGGCGAAGAGGAGATTGGCAGCCGCCGCCTGCTCCGCTGGCGATTTCAGGCTCTGGAAGCCCTTATGGATCGCCTTGAACTGTTCGGCCGGGTTCTTGATCTTCGTGATGTCTTCGATAGACATCCCGAGCATCTTCAGGCCGTCGATCGTCGGACCCACGCCTTCGGCTTGCGCTTCCCCCAACTGCTGGGAGAAGGTCTTGAGGGCCGGTTGGACGTCTTCGACGTGAGAGCCCGTGGCCGCCGCAGCGTACTGGAGCTCGGTGAAGTCCTTGACCGAGATCCCGAGGGCATTCGCGAAGTCGCCCTGATCCTTCAGCCCCTTCAGGGCCGACATCGAGTAGACGCCCAGAGCCGCAGCCGCGCCGGTAGCCGCCGTGGCCACAAGGGTCAAGCCACCCGCGAGGGTCTTCCCGAACCCGAGGACCTTCGAGTCGGGTCGGGGGAGATTTTTCATCGCCCGGTTGAAAGTGTTCTGGTCGATCGCCCCGGCCTGGAGCTGCTCTCTCAGGTCGTCAACGGACTCGCGATACTTCTCGGCTGCCGTCCGGGTCCCCTCGAAGGTCGCCTTCCCCTTCCGCTTGATCTCTTCCTGCGCCTTGTTGAGGGCTTCCGTCTCCTCAATCAGGGCGATGAGAGCCTTCGAAGCTTCGAGAGCGGCCGGGTTGATCCCGGCCACCTGGAGCTTGTAGAGAGCCGCCTGGTTCGCCGACATCCCGTAGGTCTCGGCTTGGCGACGGAGCTTCATCTCCAAGGCAGCGACGGAATTCGCCGACTTGGAATCGAGATCGAACGTCTCTTTGATGACGTTCGCCGATTCCTTCATCTTCGTGTTGAAGGCGGAAGTCGAGACCCCGAGCAACAGGTCGATAGAACCGATGATCGCCAAGGGTCAACCCCCCTTCAACTTCTCTTGTCGAGCCACCAGAGCGTTGTGACGAGTCGCCCAGCTGAGGAGCCGAACGACTTCAATTGGCAACGTCACCTTCGGCTTGCTCTCTTCCTCGTCGGGTTCAACTGGGTCATCACTCAGGAAGTGGTAGATCTCCCCGAAAGGGACCCGATCACCAAATAGCCCGTAGATGGTCGAGATCAATTTCGCACTGATGATCCAAGCATCTTCGAGAGGTTCGACACGGTTGAAGGCGACTTGCCTCACATACTCGTCGACCCCGAGCTTCGCCAAGAGATCACGGCGAGTCATGCGTAGATGACGGGAAAGCCTGAACTCGAATCGAAGGTCGGGGTCCGCTCTTATTTTTTTTCGAATGCGTCCACGTCTTCGAGAGTGAAGTACGAGAACTTCATGATCTCGGCAGCAACTCGCTCGATAGCACCGATTGCCTGCTCATTCAGTCGCTTGATGTTGTCCATGGTGAAGAGGGGCTTGCCATCCTCATCACAGACACCCAACACGACAATGTGAGCACGCATCTCGAACTGCTTGCCTTCGGGATATCGGTCGTCGATCCGCCCCTTCTCGGCAGCCGTCAGAGGGCGGATCAAGACTTCTCCGCCCCACTCGGGAACGGAGATAGTCTTGGTGGGGACGGGACGCGCGGCCAGAATCTGCTCTTTCGTCAGGGCCATCTGCTAGGATCCTTAGGCAGGATGGGTGAAGGTGACGAGGCCGGTAACCGCAAACTTCACCGCCGCTTCGACAGGAGTCTCGGTCCCGAGACCCGTGATGTCGAACCCGGTCACGAAGGCGTTGAAGCCGAGCGTGTGACCGGTCTTCAGGGTGATAAGCACGGGAACGGCAGGGTCACCGATCAGGGCTTCGAGACCCGCGTGACTCGTGTCAGCCGGGTCATACCAGAGGTTGACGGTGAAGTCCCCAGAGTCAATCAGCGCCGCGAGCTTGTTCTTGACCGTTGCCCCGAGGGGGGTAGCTTCGACCATCCCAACACTGATGTTCGGAGGGGTGATATCTTTGACGTTTGAGATCGAGACCGAGTTGACGGTCACGGTAGCGAGGTTGCCGATGAAGGGCGTTCCGGCAGGCATTGGCTGAGACTCCGAGGGCTGATTTCAGCTAAAAAGCCATGGGCACAGGAGGCTCTTCCTCAGAGTCAGGCGAACGTCGGGATCGTCTCGACGTAGTAGATCTTGTATTCAGCTAGATATCGAAAGGTCGACGTGTCTGAGCCTTCGTCGTTGAAGGCCGGGTCGATCTCATATTGGTTTTGAAGGACCGTCTGACCGACACTGGTGGTCCCCATCATCCCGTGAAAGCCACTCAGCTTCATTCGGAGCGACTCGGCGAGGTTCATTGCCTCAAGCTTCGTGTCGGCCCAACAGTGGAAGTGAACCACTGAAGACGTCAGGCCCGAGGCTCCAGCGAGGTTGTAAACGGGCTTGGAGCTCACCACCTGATAGACGACTACCGGAAACTGGACTGTCCCCTTCTGAGGAAGGCGGGACTCGACCCGTACCCCTGGTAACGCCGTGGCCAGGTAATCCAAGAGTGAGGTTTCGATCATTACACTCGGCGGACATAGACTGAGTTGCTATTTCGAGAGCTCTTCGTCGACGAGTCTTCCAATCGCTTCGATCGCCTTGTCTTTGGTAGCTTCGCCCTTGCTCTCGATCGCGCGGGTCATGAACGGGTTGGCGGGAATCTCCTTCGTCCCGAACTGATTCATCGCCGCGTAGTAGGGGTCACCTTCGCCGTCCCCGACGATCGTGACCTTCATACCGACGAAGCCGTTCTTTCCCCTGTCGGGGACCACTTCGACGCTGCTTCGAAGAAGTCCCGTTTCACCTACGGGAGCTTGAGCCTCGACTTCGGCCTTCAGGATCTCGGCCGCTTCCTTCAGGCCCTGCTTCTCGATCGCCTTGGCGATCTGATCAGGGAACTTGTCGAGCTTCTTCAGGATCGCGTCGAGACCCTTGAATTCGAGCTTGGCCATCAGGCAATCACCTCTGTTGCAAGAATGTCCAAGAGGTAATTCCGGGAGTCCCGATTCATCACCTGAGTAATGTTCAAGATCCGATCACCGAACTTGATCCGCATCTGGGGAGTGATGGCGGTCGAACCGGGCCAGCGCATCGTGACGGAGTGGTAGATCTGGGCCTTCAGCTGGTTCGCGATGATCGCTTCCTTCGAGGAAGCCGGACGAACGAAGGCCCAAACCGAGACGACGTCAGTCCAGGCTTCAACCCGATCACGAGCTTCGTTGTATTCGTAGGTCCGCTCTTGAATCGTGACCCGGTGTCGAAGGTCACCTGACCTGACGATGGGGTCGCTCATACGTACAACCCCGTCCAGTATGGCGCGAGTAGACTCTTAACCGCCGGATTGGCAGTCATCGCCACGTCGCTGTTTGCCGATCGGTGGTTGTAGATGTCATCGACAACCATCTTGATCACGGTCTTAATGGCGTCGGGAACCGTCGTCCCGTCGTCGCCCATCCCGGCTACGAACCTGATCGTGACAGCCCCGTAGGTCGGGTACGGGATCGGCCAGACCTGATTCGGTCGAAGCTTCACCATCCCCGGGCCGTTGGAAGAGGGGATCGCCTGATAGACCGAGGTCGGGACGACCTGTGAGTCCCCCGAGCTGTCGATATACGTGATCGAGGTGATCGATTTCAGGGGAGCTCGGGGGAGGACAATCGGGGCTCCCCCGTGAGTCGGCAGCCAATTGTAAATCGTCGGGTTCGCCCGCACCCTTCGATCGTAGTAGCCGCCACCGAACGGGAGCTCAGCGAGGCTATAATCGAACGTGGTGGTTGGGATCACCTTCTGAATCTTGGTCTCGATCGCCTGTCGAGCCGCCACCCCGAGACTCGTGATCAACGAGTCTTCCTCGTCGTGGTCGACACGGAGGTACGCCTTCAACTCTTCGAGAGTCACAGGCTCCGAACCGGTCTGTGAGACGATGTCGAGGATCACTGGGGCTTCGCCTCAGGCTTCTTTGGCTCGGGGGTGGGTTCGGGCTTCTTCGCCTCAGGCTCGGCCTTCTTCACGTCTTTGTTGACGCTGGCGGTCTCGGCCTTGGGGGAGTCCTTCGGGGCCGCAACTGCGGCTTGCTCGACCTTCGGGGGAGCTGGGGTGAAGTACTCGGCCTGACCCCGCTTCACGAAGAACTCGGCCGTCTCGTCGTCGAGGTTCGCCACGACCCCCACGCCGTAGACCGTGGTCCCGTGCAGGAAGTCTTTGATCGCTCGGACATTTCGCATGGATTGATCTCTTCGAAAGAAGAAAGCCTCCCCCACGGCTAGCCGTGGGGGAGGTCTCTCATCCTTGAACCAGGCGTTAGGCCGTGAGGAAGTCGAGGACTCGGACGAACGACTCAGGGTGTCGGAGCTGGATATCGACATTCTGAAGCGCGACGACGCGAACCGTCCCGCTGGTCGAACCCGAGTACGGGTCAACGATCACGTCAACCTCACTCCAAGTCGCGATCACCATCGAAGACCAGTCGCCAAAGATCGCAGCCGAGCAAACACCGCTGGAGCTTCCCTTCGTCAGGTCCGAGGGGACCTGAGTCGAGACTTCGGCCCGGTAGCCGACCAGGGTGTTGTCACGCTCCCAGATATACTCAGGGAAGGTCGTGCCGATCTTGGCGGTCTTCTTCAGCTTGGCGCGGAGCTTCGGGTTGACCAGGAAGCCCAAGCTCCCCTCGTCGGCGTTGGCGGTCGCGACGGTCTGCTCCATGTCTACGAAAGTGTTGTAGTCAGGAGCCAGCCCGTTCGTCCCCATCGCGATCGTGGTGACCGAGCTGTGATTCAATGCCCCGGTCGGCTGGTTCGAGGAACCCGAACCCGCGATCGCACCCAGGTCGACCCCGAGCGCCATTCCCTTGGCAAAGTCGTTGCGAACCAACATCTCACCATCCTGGTTCGCCTCAAGGGCAAACTGGCGGGAGATGTCCGTGGTCATCCCGATCGTCTTCGGCGTGAACGTGACCTGATCGATGGTCAGGTTTGACGTCGTGGGGGAGCCGGACTCGGCCACCCAGTAGACGCTCGCCCCGGCGTTCTGGCGAGGGAGCTTGAACGTCCCGCCCGACGCCTCAATCAGGGTCGCGCCGAGGGCAACGACCTTGATCTTCGGCCGAAGCAGGTCGATCAACGACGCGTCGAGGATCGAGGGTACCGCGCCGGAACCCGTGGACGTGGTCAACGCCCGGGTCTGGTGCGGGTCACCGAGCGGGTTCGCGAAGTTCAGGGGCATGTAAAAGCCCTGAGGGAGCTTCCCACGCCGATTCGCCAACTCCTGAGAGACTTCGGCTTCGTAACCGTCGAGGCGACGGTTACCGTTCCGATCGCCCAACTGGGCAATCGCCCGAGTCAGGAAGTACTGCTTCGGCTTCTTCGTGTCGACCTGCGCCGAGAACGTGCGGCTCTCGAAGCTGATCGGCTTCGTCGAGCGAGCCGGAGTTTCCTCTTCGACCGGAGCCTCGTCGCCTCCGACGGATTCGAGGGCCGCGACGCGTGACTTCAGGCTCTCAACAGTGTTGTTGAGGTCCGCGAAAGCCTGCGACTCTTCGGGAGTCATCTCCCGATTCTCGCTCTCGGCCTTCTCGACCATCGCCTTCGCAACCTTGCGATTCTCGGCGATCAACTGCTTCAGTTCAAAAACCTTCATCGGTTTTTCACTCACATCACGGATTCAGACATGAGCGAGCCAAGTTCTCAGTTAGCCAAGAGCTTCTCGCGAGGGAGCGCAAGCAGCGAAAGTGCGACGGCACCTTGCCTGCGCTCAACTAGAACCACCTACCGAATGAGTCTTCGTACCTATCACTGACTGCGGGGAATCACATGGCCATGAGTTGGAGCTTCAGCTTCGCGATGTAGAGCCGCGAGCGGAACTCTTCCCGCTCGCGGGACTCCTTCCACTGCTCCAGGGATCGGAGAGAAATCGAGGTCGTGGGATAGGCCGGGAATGTGCAACCGAGGGTCACCTCAATCAGGTTCACCTTCCGGAGCTCCCGGAGATACGACCCGTCTTCGCGGGTCTCGAAGTCCTCGTCTTCGATCGTGAAGCCGAAGGAGCACCCGTCGATGTCTCCCCGCTTCAACAGGTCGGAGAGGTCGCGAGCATAGGACGTGTCGGGGAGCTTGCATGAGAAGCGAAGTCCCTTCTCGTCTTCCACCAGGGTCAGGGTCCCCGACTTGGTTCGCCCCAACACCAGGTTGTTATCGTGGTTGTAGAGCGCCCGCACGTCGCCCGAAGCCAGGGACTCCGTGAACGCCCCCCGAGCGATCCTCTCGTAGAGTCCGCCCAGGTCGGTCTCAACGTTGAACAGGGCTGCGTACCCTTCGATCGTCCGCTGGCTCGATTCCGCCTCACCAGCCTGGGGAGCCAGCCGAACCTCAACCGAGTTGACGTGTCGTCGTTCGAGCTCAGCCGCCGTATTCTTCGTTTCCATCAAACCACCTCACTCAATCCGTTGACGACGGATTCGACTTTGTTCGATTCCCAGGTGTCCAGGACTTGGGTCACGTCGCTGGTGAGGTCTTTCGAGGTCTTCGCCAGGGAGAGAATCTCGCTTCGCGAGTCTTCAACCAGGCGACGGACGAGGAACGGGGTCGGGTCTTCGGGATTCACCAGGGTCTGGAAGGCATAGGCACCGCTGGCCACGGATTCGCGAACGATGGTCTCGTGAGACCCGTAGAAGTCTTCAACGGCTTCCCTGAAATCGCTCTTCTTCAGGGCCTTCCTGAGAGCCGCGACTTCCCGCCGCACCATGCGCCCCACGGAATCGACCAGAACCCCCCTGACTGCCTCTCGGGCTGGTTCGTCGCTCGGGGTGGGAGCTTCCTCAGGTGGCGCGGTGAGAGCTTCAGGCTGCGGCTCTGGCTCGGTCTTGGCCTTGAACCCTTCGAGGGGGACGAGGATCGAGTCAACCAGGTCGGTCGAGACCGAGGGGAAGCTGACTTCAATCATGGCCTTCGCCGATTCGGCCGGGAGATCCCCACTCGCAACCGCCGAGACGATCTGGAGAAGGTTCATCACCGGAACTTCCGGGGTCTTCGCCGGGAGCGGCTCCGTCGGGGAAACCTGATCTTCGATCGCCGCCATGTTCAGGGCGATATAGTGCTTATCCCCGCGAGGGCCGACGTCGTTCATATCGAGGTCGGCGAGAGCGTCGTTAATCGAGAAGACCCCACTCCCAAGCATCTCACGGAGGAAGGTGGACTGAGCCGCCGAGTCACCCCGGAGCCTCGCCCTCAGGTCGTGTCGGGTGAAGTATCGCCTGCGCTCCTCTCGTGACAGGCACTTCCGATCGATCTCGGTCTCTAACTTCACCATCCAAGGCCGAAGGGTGATGTTGACGTAGTCGATGGCGGCTTGCTCGACGTTGGAATACGTCGAGTGGGAGTAGTCCTGAAGCCTGATCGGATTCATGTTGAACCAAC